TGTGCGCTTTTCAACGCCGTATGGATCTTGAGAATAAACTTTTATATCAAAAAGCCTTTCAGCAATACCGTTAGAAACAATATCTACAAACTTTGGTATAATAGGTACAGGCTTCCAGTCTAAGTTCAAATAAGATAAATCTCCGTTAATAGATAATTCATCTTTATACTTTTGTATTCCTTGTTCGCCTCTTGCGTATAGTCGCAAATTGTGAAAAGTGTTTTGATTACTTTTAAACCTGTTTAACCCTGTATCAGTTTTAAACCATTCGTTTTCTATAGCTCTACCTATGTTGGTCCCGTATTCTAAACTAGCTTTTTCTATATCGCTAGCTATTTGACTTGGAAAATAACTTGTTACAACTGACTCAGCCATATTTTATTTTTCTATTAATTTTGACAGCGATCCACCGTTTTTGTATTTCGCAATTTTTAAATTTAGTTTCTGTTTTTGCATCATTGGCACTGGCTTATATAAATTTTTATTACAAGCCATTATAGCAAGGCCACTACTTATAGCGGCATCAAATTTCGTTCTTTTATTTATATCAAACTTAGCCCAGTCATTTAATGTTTTGTTAAAATACATATTGCTATATTGCCCGTCATCTTTTAATCCTACATATTTGTCTATATAAGATTCAATGGCAGCAGCGTGCGCCTGTTTAATGTCTTCGCTAGAGTTTGGTATACCGCCTATTTCTTTTTCCGCGCTTGATAACTTATTCCAAAGCTTATCTGGGCGGTTCATTGAATAGCCTCGGTAGCCTCTTCTTTTAAAATAGTATAATAGGCGAGGCTTATTATTCTCAGCCAATATGGGCATCCCATAAAACACACAAGCCATTAATACATCTTCAAAAAATATTTCTGCTGTTTGTGGCCTAGCCAAGTATTCTAGGAAAAAAGCATTTGGCGGATGATCCTCCATGCTAAACTTTGTTAGCCCGTGTAATGCACCTTTGGAACCCCTACCATCTGTTGTTCCTGATATATCATAACTATCACAACCAAAAGCCCCTATATGCTCATTGCCTGGATATTTAAATCCATTTTTAGTATATTGAGCATTTTGTAAATTTGAGCTTGGCACCCAAGATATTTTAAATCTACCATTTGGGTTCGGAGTAAACCTTACTTTTGAATCCTTTATTCCGTTTTCCCAGCTAAAACTACCGGTCGTTACTACACCTGTTCTATATAGATCCTCGTTATAATCTATTTGCTCGTATATTTTAACTAAATTAAATATACTATTTTTTGTTTCATCTCTGAATGCGTGCTCTTCGGTCCTAGGAAATTGACGGTAAAATTCGTTTAAAGCATCTTGATCCCCTTTTAATCCTTCTACCTCGTTGTCCCAGTGCTCAATGACGCCCGTGTCGATAATGTCGCCGTGAGGCCCAACGCAACTTTCCGGTGGCGTGTTGAATACAGGCATTCCATAAGAGTCAATGAATCCCTCGTAATTCCATTCCATAGGTATGAACAAAGAATATAATCCTGACTTAGTTTGTCCATTTCTATTTTTTTTTGTAACGTCGGAATCATTATATAGTTTTTTAAAATTTTCACCACCTTTATCGAGAGCGTTAGATGTTGACCCCATCATACATTTACCAATAACCCTGCTACCTAACCTTAATGTTGTTTTTGTTACTCGCCAGTTATTTAATATATTATCCGGTTTTTCCCATTTCCCGCTTTCATCATGCACAAGCAGTTTAAGTTTTTCACCATCATAACTATTGTCTCCGGTGTTTTTCCAGTCAATAGTAGTATCTAAGCCTTCTAGCGTTTCTTGGTCTTGTTTGTTTTGGATGGATTTTCTTGTAAGTCTTGACGCTGGTATTCTATACGCAAGTTCGGTTTTCGGCCTGTCCATACCGTCTTGGATTGGCTTAAAGAAGAACGGGTAGTTGACCGATATCGGTACGACTTTGTCTGTAAACATTTTTTTAGCATCCGATCCAGACTTTGACAATATTCCAAAGCGTGCGTCGCTTGATATTGTTGCCATATTAACGGTCTCAGCTGAGGACATGAACGAGAAGCCTGAACGGCGGTTTTTAAGATAGCACATTCCGTAGCACCGTGAGTCAGCTTTACAAGCTTCCCAGAATATAAAGAATAATCTGTTTGCCTCCCTAAAGTCTGGTTTCCCAACGTCAATTTTGCTCCACTGCAAGTACATAAAATGAGTACCAGTAATGTAAGTAGCCACGCCTTTATTATAAAACCAATGGCCTTCGTCTCTTTTTTTAAATTGCTCATCTATATAAGGTTCCCATTTTTCTTTAAACTCATCCGGGTAATCTCGCCAATCAAATACACTTTGAATTCTATTTAATTCCTTAGGGTATACGTGAGGCTCCCATTTGTCGTTTAACTTTTCAATTTTAGCAGGTTGTTTTGGTAAAGCTATTTTTAAATTTTGTATATTATATATTTCACCAATTTGCCCTGTTTTGCTTACAACAATAATGTCGTGCTCTTTGTTATAGCCGTATTGCCATTTCTTAGACTTGTTTAATCTAGATATTGTATTTTGCTTTACAGGTGTTATAACCTGATATAAATTTTGCTCGTACATTATTTAGATCTTTTTTCCGCAAAGCCTTTAAAAGCTTGAGGTTTTTTATCTTCTTTGGGTTTATTTTCTAACAAGTTTTCTTCTTCTTGTATTCTATTAAGGATTTCAAAAGCGTCAAAAATAGCCAGCTTTTTAGTAGCGGCTGCGTTTTTTAATCTATCTGCTGATATGTCGTCATCCGAATCAACAATAGGCTCTTTAGCCACTTTGATTAATTCATCAACTGCCCGATGCCCAGCTTGGATTATATTCTTCTTCGTCTCCTTGATATTCATATTTAATTGTAATTGAATTGGTCGGCACTCTATAAAACCTATCGTTGCCTAATATAAACTCGTATTCTGAATTAGGTTTAAACCCTATTAAATCACCTTTTGAAAACTCTTTAGCTTTTTTATCTACGGCATGTAATATGCCAACTAATGGTTTTTCAAAATTTATAGAAAACATTTTAGTTTCCTTAATAGGTTTAGCTAAATTAAAACCATCTAAAGCTTTCCAGTCATCACTTATGTTACTTTTATAAGCGTACAATTGATCTGGTCTAACAAAATAAAGATTATCTTGGAAATAGCTTCTGCTGTTTTTTTCTACACCTCTTATGTCTCTATATCTTCTAAAAACATTATGGTGTACAACAATAAAATCGCCAACTTTAATATTAAACTTTTTTTCAGTATAATAGGGCAGTTTAACAACTTTACCTATTCTGTTAGTGTATTGGTGATTTTGTAATTCAGTATTAAGTATTAAGTTTTTATTTCCAACCTTTTTTTCATTATTGTATCTGCCGTTAAAAGGCTCAACAAGAAAATCTAAATAGCTAGTCATTAATATTCTAAATCATATTCTACTGCGATACCCATGTTTTTATTAAAATCTTTCCATGGCAAAATCTCATTGTTTTTTTTAATATAAATAGAATACTTAGTTTCTTCTTCTATTATATTTTCTATAATATGACCACCATACACCTCCTGTCCAACAGAGTAGTGCATGGCGTCATTCTTATAGTCTTTTCCTATACTAATCTTCCGGATTAACATTTTCCTTTAACTCGCCAGTTTTAATATCTACAGAAACGTCTCCATAAGTTTCTAGCAAGCCCCGCTGCACTTCATTTAACTCTTTTTGGAGCTCCTGCATGTTATGCAACAAATCGTGCTTTTGCAATTCAACACCGCCGATTTGAATTTGAACGGAGTTTACTTTATCTACTATTGTTCTAAGCTCTTTAAGCTCTTGTTCTTTTAATTTTTTTGCCATTTGATTTAATTTAAGTTATTGATTTATATAATATTTATTACGTATTATTTTAAGCTTACAAGTTCACCAGCTGTAGTATCAGTCGCTAACACGTAGTCAACAAGGACATCTAATGTAGTTCCTGCTTGCACTCCAGCGAATTTAACCGCCTGCTGCGCCTGAGGTAGATCTGAAACATTTACAACTTTTAGTTCAGCATTTCCGTCACCTCCGGCTATTTTTATAATATCATTTATTTGATACCCAGACCCGGTATCTTCAATAATAATGCCACCCACGACGTTGTTACCATAAGCTATAACTTGCACTGTCAACCCCGAGCCGTGCCCGCCCGTAGTGGCTACATTTGTTGCGGAATTATAACCGCTGCCTCCACTTATTATTTCCAAGCCTGTTGTTTTGCCGGGTTCTTTTGTCCCGTGCACTATTACATTTAAGTCCCCTGCAGTTCCTACGTATATGATACTAGCGTTTAAGAAAGTAGAAGAATTTATTGCGTTGTCTTTTGTTATTTCTTTTGCTTCTGTAGCAAAATTATTTAATGCCATGATTAATCGTTTTTATTATTAGTTATTGCTTTTCCTTTTTCCCAAGTTCTGCCAACAAAATAAGCGCCATAAACAGTAACTAGTAATGTTTGAAATATTGGTATATACTCTTCTGCTATTTTAAATTCCCCTATATTACCATCAAAAAAACATAGCGCTGTAAATATAACAGTTAAGTATATAAGCACCATTGGGCGTATATTTTTAGACAAAAAGCTATCAGATTCCATATCTGATTTCCATCTCGCTGTTACTTGCTCTTGCGCTTCTTTATCAGCTTTCTCAAGAATTTCAGTTATCAACCTTTGTGCTTCTAGCTTTTCTTCTTTAGTGGTTGTAAGCTTATCGATAACGTCGCCAACTTCCTTGATAACATTACCCGTTAGCCATTGCCAGATTTTTTTCATTATTTACTATAGCAACCTTTTTTAGCTGCTGGTGAATTTTTTTTAGCCGCTCGCTTATTAACTCTAGCTTGTTTCCTAGCTGCTCTTTTTTCTTTACGCTCAGCTTTTTTAATGTTGCCTGCTTCTCTAGCTACTTTAGCTTTAGCTAATTTTTTATCTATAGACTTTGTTTTTCTAGCCTGAGTTTTTGTTGGCTTAGCAGTTTTTGTAACCTTAACATCTACCGTAGCTGTTGGCTTTTTAGTTTCTATTGAAACAGTTTTCTTTGGTGTAATTGTAGATGCAGTAGTTTGCTTTTTTCTAGGCTTAGGAGCATTCCATTTTCCAGTATCTTTAAAAGACTTAGTTTGACTCTTAGCTTCAGCAATATATTCAGACTTACTCATTTTTCCGTAAGTTTTCATATCGCGGTTTTTATACGCCATATCGTAACTTACTTTAGGCCCGTGAATTTTACCTTTACCGTTTTCTACAGATGTGGGTGTCATTGAACTTCCTAAGCTTTTTGTAGATTTTTTT